CTGGCGTGGCGGCGCCGCTGAGCGCGCCGAGCACGCCCATGTGCACCGCCATCTTGCCGCCCGAGCCGGGGATCGGCGCGACCGCCTGTGGGGCGATCTTGGCGACGTCCTCGGCCATCGGGCCGACCGCCTTGGGATAGGACTTCGGGTCGCCCTTGTAGCGGTAGGCGTAGATCGGCACCCCGGCCGGGTGCACGCCGACCTTGGTGATGTCGGTTTTCATGCTGCGATCCGAGCCGCCGAACATGCCCGAGAGCGCGCCGGCGAACGGGCCGCCCGAGCCGAACATATTCCCGAGCATGCCGAGGCCGCCGAGCGCGCTCATCGCGTAGTCGGGCGAGGTCTGCGTTTGCGTCGTCGACTGCCCTTGTTGCGCCTGGCCGTAGGGCGTCATTCCGAGCGCCGACTGTAAAACGCCCAATTGCTGGCCGGGATAGGCCCAGGCGTTTTGGAACTTCGCCATCTGCGCGTTGATCTGATTTTGCGCCTGCTGCTGCTCGAGCGAGCCGGCGGTCACCTGCTCGCCGAAATTCTTGATCTGGTTCGCCTGCGCCGCGTTGCCGAGCCCGGCGAGGCCGCCGGCCGCCTGCAAATTGAGCCCGGCCTGGTTCTGCTGCGCCGACTGGTTGGCCAGCGCGGCTTGCATGCGGCTGGCGATGTCCGACTGCGCGGCGGACTGCGCCTGGCCGAAATTGGCCTGGTTCAACTGCGCCGCCATCTGCGCCATGCCCTGCGCGCCTTGCGCTTGGGTGACCCCCTGTTGCACCGCCTGGCGCGAGCCGCCGAAGGCGTTCGCCGCGTTCGCTTGGTTCGCGTTCTGATTTTGCGAAAGCGCCAAGTTTTGCTGCATGATCGGCAGCGTCGCGTTGATGACGCTTTGCGTGTACGGGTTCATGTAGGGCTGAAGATTGGTGCTCGACAGTTGCCCCGCCGTCACCTGTTGCGGCGTCTGCCCCATGACGCCGAGATAGCCGGCCTGCGAAGCGTCATACTGATCCTGGCCCGCGTTGCCGCCGGCGGCGGCCGTGTTCCAGGCCTGTTGCATCTGCGGCCCGACGCCGGCGACCATTTGGCCCTGGTATTGCTGCAACGGCCGGTTGGCGACGTTTTGCGCGAAAGCGTAATTCTGCTGCGCCGCGTCATTGATCCACGGCGGCAGTTGGGTGACGTTTTGGCTTTGGGTGGTTTGGGTGGTTCCGCCGCCGCTCATGGGCAAACCTCTCTGCGGAAAACCATGTTCTTCGACACGATTTCCCAGCCGTGGGATTTCGCCAGCCGCGCCCAGCCGTCCCGGCCCTGAGCGACGATCGCGTCGCACTCCAATCGACGCGCGAAAGCGAGGACTTGCGCATGCAAATCTTCGCCGTCGGCCAGGTCGCCGGCGAGAAGGATGATAGTGAGCACGCGCCGTTTAGGGTAGACGCTGATTTCGGTTACGCAGATTGTTTCACGTGAAACATGAGCTTGCATCCGCCCGTCGGCGATGCGCTCGAGAAGGTCGTCGAGCGAGTAGAGGTCGCCGGCGCGGGCGAGCGCCTTGGCGAGCCTGGCGCGATAGACGGCGCCGGGGTCGAGCGGCGCGTTCATGGCTTGCCGCTCCCGAGCAGGATCGGCGTGAAAGTCACCGCCGGGGCCGACGGAACGCCGCCCGTCACCGTGACCTTGACCCCCACCAGATAAGTGAATGGCGTCGGCGCGCCGGTCGCCGCGTCGGTCGCCTGGATCATAATTCCCGGCTGCGCCGTCGAGCCGCTGATCTTGTCGGCGAAGCCGTGCCGGCACCACAACGCGAAATTGCGCAGATAGCCCGATAGCGTCGGCGAGACGTCGGGCATGCTCGGAAGATCGGGCGGCGGTTGCAGCGTGCGCGGCGTCGGCTGATTGGCCATTAGCGGTCGCCCCTCGGGACGCTGTCGACAAGATGCTGGCCGACGGTGACCGGGAGGACTTGCGGGCCGGCGAGCGCGATGCGCAGGCGGATGTCGCGCCCGGTCGTGCGGAAATCGACGAAGCCGTCAGACCGCACGGGCCTCGGGATGGTTTGGAGCTCTGGCGCGCCGGTCGAGCGCGAATTGCGATAGAAGATCGAATAGAGCAAATTGGTTATGTCGCCCTCGACGTCGGGCAGCATTTGCTTGATCGTGGTGAGGAGCGCCCCCGAATTGAGGTTCAGGTCGAACGTCTCGGCCCATGGCAATTCGACGCCGGTCGGATAGACGGCGCCCGCCTCGTGCTCGAAAGCGATCGTGCCGTCGGCCATGATGGTGTGGCTCGAATAGGTCGCCGCGATCCCGGCCGAGCGCGCCATGCGCGCCTGGCCCCACCACCCCTCTTTGTAATTGTAGATTACCGCGCGGGTGTTGTAGGGCTGGCCATCCTGCGGGAAAAACCACCAAAATTCGCTGAAATTGGAGACGTGGACCGCGCACGCTTGCCACCGCACGTTGAGCGGATCGATGTCGTCATCGATCCAGGGGCGGACCGCGCACGCGACCGGCATGATCGACGTGCCGTCGAACGAGAACACCCCCTGCTGCGAAAACCATAGCGCGAGGCCCGAGGTCGCGACCGCCGATTGCGGCGACCAGGGCGTGCACGCCTCGGCGAGCTCGACGTAATTGTAGACGTAGGGCACGCCGAGGAACTGGCTGACATAGGCCTTTTTCGACGTCCAAAAGAGCACGCCCGAGCGCGTCGCCAGCGCCGCGACGATCGGGTTCGCCGGTTCGATGTCGAGGAAGCCCGCTTGCGACGTGACGTTGGAATAGTCCCACGCGCCGGGGTTCTCTTGGTCGCACCAAGCAAAGCGCCGGAACGAGCCGCCGCCGGCCGTGCCGTCGGACGTCGAGCCGAAGATGACGATGAAGCGCTCGGGCGTCACCACGAACAGGCGGCCCATGGGCACGGGCCCGCGCCCGCTGCTGGCCGGCTGCACCACCGCCGCGCCGCCGACCGCCGGGTCCCACATGAGGAGGCGCCCGTCGGCCGACGTCATCGCGTAGAGGATCGCCCCGAAATTGCTGAGGCTGTAGGCGTCGGGCGTTTTGTCGATCGCCTCGATCGACGAAATCGTGCGCGGCGTGCCGAAAGTTTCGGCGCTGAAAAGCCCGTCGCCAAAACCGCCGGTCGCCGGCGGCTGCGGCGGGACGATCGGCGGGGTCGGGGAAATGTCGGCGAGTACGCCGCCGGTGTCGACGTAGAGATGCCCCTCGCACAAGTAGGCGATGTGGTGGATCTCGTCGAGGCCATACCACGAATGAACCCGCCGGCAGCGCGAGGCGAAGCTGTAGTTATATTGCGCCTGGCCGCCGATCGGAGACAGTTGGCCCTCGGCCCATCGCACGCAATTGACTTCCGCCCAATTGCTCGAGCGCATCTTCTTGGTCGCTTTCGCGACCACGCCGGGCGGAATTTCGAGCGGCAGAAATTTCGAGCTCATTGGTATCGGACGATGAAATTGATCGCGAGATAAGGCGGCAGATTGTTGTGGGCCGCGCCGCCGCCGGCGTTGGCGTTGGTGGCGGTGATGCCCGTGGCGGCGGCGGCGAGCGAGACGTTGGCGTTGTTCGGCTGAATGCCCGTGGCGGCGGCCTGGATCGAAACGCCGGTCGGGTTGGTGCTGGTGTTGAGGCCAGCCGTTCCGCGCGAAGGAAGGTTCGGGCTGAAATTGCCGACGCCATATTGGCTGCTCACAAACCACTCGCTGTCGTGCGCATGGCCCGGATCGTTGACGCCGTGGGTATGGCCCGGATCGCCATGGCCGTGCGGCGTCTGGTTGACGGTGTGCGTATGCGTGGGGTCGGTGATCGGGTGGACGTGCGCCGGGATTTCGGCGGCGGTGAGAACGTGCGTCGCCTCGCCGCCGGTCGCGCCGAGATTGGAGCCGGCGCCGATCGGGAGGCGCGCGACCAAATTGGGCAGATTGAAATTCGCGCCCGACCCGCCGTAGGTGTAGCCGATGACCGCGAACAGCGTCGCGTAAGCCGTGGTGTCGCGCGAGGAGCCGTCGCAAATCAGCCAGTTCGCCGGCGCCGCGGCGGCTGGCCACATCGCCATCGCGCCGACGGGAACGCCGGCCATCTGGTTCGCGTGCACTTGCGCGTCGATTTGATCGAACACGCCGTTTTGCTTCGCGCCCCAAGTCGCGGCGCTCGCCCCGACTTCGGGCTTAACCCAACCGTAGTTTGGCGTCAGGGTGTCAGCCATGGGTCACATAGACCTTCTTGTGGACCTTGGCCGGCTTGAGCGGCGTCGGGCTGATTTGGTGGTTCGGGAACGCCTCGTTGAACTGCGCGGCGAAAATCTGCGGCGGCGCGGCCGGGTTGGTGACGAAATCGTAGGCCGCCGCCAGGGGCCCGAGCAGGACGAGCGCGAGGACTTTAAGTTCCATCATCGGAGTTCTCCTCTGCATGGGGCGAGGGCGCGGTCGCGGGCGTCGGCTCGTTGCCCTTGGCGAGCCAGGCCTGATACTCGCGATAGTCGGCGTTCGCCTCGTCGAACGGAATGAACGCTCCGTCGTCGTCGCGGCGGATCATGTCCGCAAGCCGATTGTTCATCGCGTCCCAAACTTGCGTGTAGGTCATAGGTCAGCGCTCGCCGTGAAAGTCGAACCAAAAGTACCGACGGACGTTGCGCTGGCCGTTCTATTCTCAAGAAACCCGTTGATGCTTGAGGAGCCAACAGTCCCGACGGTTGCGGGGAAATTATTGCTGCCGGTATTGCCGGTCAAAACAATGGTTGGCGCGGCTCTCATCGAAGATGGAAAGCCGCCCGCCGCGTAATACACCGAGCCGGTGGTCACGTTTCCGCAGAAAAACGTCCCGTAGCCGCCCCGCGCAAGGTAATACCTTTGACAGTAGGGTATTTCGATTGCGACGGGTCGTAGCTCGGGCGGCGGCGGATTGGCGTTGAGGCCCGTGGCGACGCCCGGCGTGGCGCGCAAATCTACGTCAGAAAGAATGAAGCTCCCGCTCGCCGCGTTGAGCGCGCCGCCAAGGTTTAAGACAATCTCCAAACCGAGACTTTGCGAGGCTTGCGGCTGCGCCCACGTATAGGCCACGCGGGTCCAAGCGCCGGGCGGGCAGGGCTGCAACGCGGTCGCGGCAAGATCGTTGGCCGTGCTGGTAAAATTGTTCTCGGCGGTCGGATGATTGACGGTGAGCGTCGGCGTCGCCGAGGCCGCCGTGTTGTTGTACATCCAACCTGAGAAGGTGCATGTCTGGCCGGCGAGTGGCGCCGCGATTTGGCTTTCGATCCGCTGCCGGATGTTGAACCCGGTCAGACCCGAGGCTGCTTGGATCGCCAAATAATAGCGGCTCCCCCCAACCCGATTGTTGGCGTTTTGTACGACGGACGTCGCCGCTCCGGTCGCCACCACAAGCCAGCCGTCGGCGGTGAACACCGCGCCGGGGCCAATCGGAACGGCGACCGACGGCCCGCGTTGCCAAACGTCCATCGTCGCGTTGCGAAATTTGTTGACGAAGCCGCCGAAGGCCGAGGCGGTTTCGGCCGAGGCGATTTGCGCGTCGACATAGCGCTTGGTCGCGGCGTCCATCGCCACCACGGGATCGTTGGCGAGTTGCAGCGGCCCGGCCATAATCCCGCCGATGAGCGCAAGCCGCGACGTGTCGGACGGGTGGACGTGATCGCCGCGCGCGAAAGCCGCGCTCGCCCCGGCCGCCGCCGTTCCATCCATCAGCGGCAAGGTCGCCGAGGCGATCGGGACGCTGGTCGTCAGCGCATAGGGCGCGAGCGCCGCCGTCCAGTCGGTGATGTCGGCATGCGTCAAATGCGCCCACGCTTGAGACTTGCGCGCGTAGGCGGTCCCGTCGTTGGGCGCGTCGGTCATGCCGCCCGGCGCGACCGCCCAGGCCAGGTTGCGCCGGGCGTAAAACTGCCCATCGTTGGGCGCTTCGCCGACGCGCGGCGCCCATGACAGAATGCCCGAGCCATTGGTCGAGACAACGTCGCCGGGATTGCCGCCGTAGATCGCGAGATTGTTGAGGCTGGCGAGGGCGAGGAGCCCGTTGACCGCGAGGCCGCCCTGAATGGTGACGCCCGACCCGTTGATGGTCATCGCGCCGTCGGCGCGCGCGATGGTCAGCCAATTGCCGAGGAAAGCGCCGGTCGTCGAATACGCCGCAAGCGCGAAATTCGAACCGGCGTTGCCCGCCCCTTCTGTCGTCTGGTCGCCGAGCGTCAAAATCCAGCGGGCGATGTTGGAAGCCATCCCCAAAATGGAACGCTGGTTGCCCCCGGTGACCGGCGCATTGAGGACGAGACTGTTCGACCCCTGAACGGTGAGGACATTGTTGACCGTCAGACTGCCGGTGATCGTGCCGCCGGTGAGCGCGAGCGCGGCGTTCCACGCGCCGTTCATGCGCCCGTAGGTGCCGCCGTCGCTCGGCGCGTCGGCCTGGATCGGCACGAGCGCCCAGGTCGAATTGAACCGGCCGAAAAGCTGCGACGTGTTCGGCGCTTCCGGCATGTAGCTCGAGGGCAGCGCAACCCACGCGCCCATGTCGCGGCCGTAGGTCTGTTGATCCATCGGCGCTTCGCGCAGGCCGGTGTTGTCGACGTATTCCTTGGTCGCCGCCTCGAGGTCCTCGACCGGGTCGGCCGCGAGCATGACCGGGTCATGAAACGAGACAACGCCCGTCGCCCGTACAATGGTCATAGGGCTGTCGGCGAGCTCGCCCGCGTCATCGAACCGATCGATGCGGAAATCGGCCGCCGGCGTGCCGTCGTTGAGGACGAGCGACCACAGCGCCTTGCCGTTTTGAACCGACGTCACCCCGCCAGGCGAGCCGGTAATGGTGACGCTGTTGGCGATCGACGGCCCGTCAGGCGGCGCGCAGCCGCAACCCGGGGCCCATTCGTCGGCCGGCGTCAGGGGACCGCCGGGCGTCCAATCGCTCGGGATGTTGTCGCCGTTGCTGTCGGTCCAGCTGTCGGTCAACCGAAGCTCCTGATGCGCGAGCGGGTGACGCGCGATCCGCTCGCTTTCGAGCGCAGATAGAGCGCGTTGAGCTTCTGGATTTCGTCCTCGGTCAGTTGCTTCATGTTGGCCGCGTTTTGCTCCTCGCCGACCGCGTGAAGGTCGGCGTGCATGAGCGCGGCGTGCAAATAGAGGCTCGGATATTTGGTGTAGAGCCAAGAGGTTTGGGTGTCGGAAAGGACCGGGACCTCGCCGAAATAGACGATCTTGAACTCGATCCCCTCGATGTCGTCAGGCGGGCCGCCGAAATAGATCGTTCGCCCTTCGATCGTGTAGTAGCCGTAGGCCCAATTGTCGGTGAGGTTGAAAAACTCGTCGCGCGCCTTGTAGCGGATCGGCAAAAAGCCGTCGGCGCCGTTCGCGTTCTCAATGCGCACGAGCTCCATCGCCAGCCAATTGTCGGGCAGGGTCGCGCACCGTTGGGTGACGATGTTGTCCGCGTTGCAGATCATCCGGTCGACGCGGAGCTCGGCGTTGAACTTCTGTTCGGCCATGCGAACAAAAGACGTGACGAGCGCGTCGCTCCAATCCTGGCGGTTGGCCCAATCGGCGATCGCGGTTTTGAGGTCGGCAAAATCGGTCATAGCCGCCCCATGAGGACCAGAATGAGGATGATGATGAGGATGACGCCGAGGACGCCGACGCCGCCATGGCCGAAGCCGTAGCCGTAGGCCCATGGCGCGCCGAGGTTGGGCCCGCCGAGGCCGCCGATGAGGATGAGGACGAGGATGATGACGAGAACGAGGCCGAGCAAGCTCATTTGTCGCCGTCCTTTCGGCCGAGCCAGAAGGCGATGATCGCGCCGAACGAGGCGGTCAGGCCGCCGATCACGCTGGACGTGATTTCATCGGTGGGGAGGGTGAAAAACGCGCAGAACACGACGAGGCCCAAGAAGGCCAGCACCACCATGAGCGAGATGGTGAGAACGCCCCCGGTCGGATCGAACCTGCCTGCGAGAAATAGCAGGATTGCCGTGAACACGACGACGAGCGCAACCCCGAGGGACGCCGGATAGTCCAACAGCTTCGGGATCGGGGGCGCGTTCAAGGTTTCGCCTTCCATCGCGCATAGGCCGCCGCCATCTTCTTGTCGTAGGCGTTCTGCGCGTAGGCGGGCCCGTTGTAGCCGCGGGCGAAGGCCGCCCAATTCTTGGCGCGCAGCGGCGCGTCGAGCTTGTTCGCCTTGATGAAGGCGACGAAGGCGTCGAGGTGCGCCGCCGCCCCGCCGTTCCACATGGCGTCGACGAAGGCCTGGGCGTCATCGAAGCCGCAGGCCTTGTGGTTTTGCCCGAGGATTTGGAACGTCCCCCACGAGCAGGCCTTGTTGGCCGCGTCGGGATCGAGCTTGCGGGCGTCCTCGTAGCGGTCGTGCTGGTGGGCGCCGGTCGCGCCATAGAGCGAGCGGTCCCAATGCGGCGAGGACAGGGCGACGCCGCGCCGGTCCTTGGCGTGGCTATGCGCGCCATTGGTTTCGGCGTGGAACACATGCGCCTCGTAAAGGATCGCCGGGCGCCCGTCGGCGAGGAAGCCCTGTCCGGCCGCCTCGACCTCGGCGACCGCGCGGATGGCGGCGGGCTCGACGTTCAAGGCCTGCGCCGCGCGGGCGAAATCCGCATCAGTCAGGGTCGCGCTCACGTGCGCCTCGCTTCATTCAGGCGCGCCAAGTGCGCCGCATTGCGGGCCTTCCAAAGCGGATCAAAAGAGCGAAGCCGGATTTTCTCCCGCCATCGTGGATTAGACGCGGCTGAGCGGCCCTTCTTGACCATATCAGCCATGTTGTCGGCGTTTGTTCCCAAAAAGAGATGATCGGGGTTCACGCAAGCGGGATTGTCGCACTTGTGCAAAACAAACTTGCCGATCGGAATAGAACCGCGAGCCAATTGGTAAGAGAGACGATGCGGAGCAATTTTCCCGCCATCCGCGTCGCGCACCGGAAGGCCATAGCCGTCTCGATCAAGGCCCCGCAGCCAAAGCCAACATCCCGAGTTTGGCTCGGGCAAATAAGCCTCGTCAAAGGCCTCGCGGACTGGCGTTGGTCCAGGGCGCGCCATTTTTAGAGCTTCCCTTTCCAGATGCGAAAGGGCGCGGCCTCGGCCGAGTTGAGCCAGCGCTTCCAGTCGGCTTCGCTCCATTCCTCATGGATCGAGCGCTCGTAGATCGACACCGGGACGCGCGCGGCGAGCTTGTTGACGCCGTTGTGCGCCATGAGCTCGCGATCGCGCGCGACGCTCTCGAGCACGGGCTCGACGTCCTGTTCGGTTTTGACGGTGAAGCGATCGGGCCGCTCGTCGTCGGCGATCAGGGTCCGCCGCACGCCGTTGGCGTCCTCATAGACAAAGGCGCGCTGCATCGGGTATGATCCTTCTCGTCCTTTTGAGCGGGATGACGAGAAGGGTTGGGGCGGCCGGTGGCCGCCCTTTTTTTATTTCATGATCCCGTTGAACAAGACGTGGGCGAGCGAGTTGCGCATTTCGAGGCCCCACTCGACCACGATCATGCGGGTTTCGGCGTCGCCGGTGCGCGCCATCAAATACTGGCGGAAGGCGCGGAAGAACGCGACCGCCGCATAGTCGGGGTCGATCAGCAAGCCGACGTCGACCGGAACCCACCGGCTCGGCGCGACCTTGATCCGGCCGAAATCGGTGGCAATCACGTCAATGGTCGAGACAACTTCCGTCTTGCCGACGAGGACCTGGGTGGTCGACCGGCCGACGAAGGTCGAGATCGTCCGCTTCGGCCCCGGCGGCACGATCCATAGGCTCGGGCTCGCGCCGTTGGTGTAGGCCTGTTGCATCGCGTCGCCGAGCATCGCCTCGGTGATCGCGACCGGAGTCCCGGGGGCCGGGAAGGCGTCGCCGGCGTTGACTGGAACGCCGGTCGTGACCGTGCCGGGCGCGATCGCGGCGAGCGGATTGCCGAGCTTGTCCCTGGCGCGCGCCACCCAATGGGAGAAGGCTTCGGTCGTGCGCGCGGTCGGGCCGGTGTCGTTGCCGTCGTTGCGCGCCTGGCGCGAGCACAGGATCGTCTCCATGTCGGATTTGAGGACCTTGGAGGCGAGCGCCATCTGATGCGCCATTTCCGAGCCCTTGCCGGCGGCGTCGGCCTCCTCCTGGGTGCCAGAAACGGTCGCATCCCTTTCGGAAATTTGCGTGACATTATTCTGCCGGATGGTCGGCTGCGCCGGGGCGTTGGCGAGGACAAAGCCTTCGACCTGGGCGTTGTTCGGATTGACGATCGGCAGGTTTTCGGTCTGCCAGTCGAAAATCCGGTTCTTCACATTGCGCCGTCGAATAGCCGACATAACCGGCGTGTCGAACGGGTCAATGTTATAGATAGCGTTGGATAAATCTTCGCGATTACCTACCGCCTGATAGGTAGTGAAGGCGTTGGTGACCTTGGGCATGTTCCGACCTCATCGAATAAGCCTAGCCATGACTTGGGCCGCGTCGTCGAGGCGACCCGATTTTGCCAATTTGCTTTGGGCTTCGTCGATATGTCGGCGTGTCGCATTCCCGACGGGCGTAGCGACTCCGGGTGTCAACGTCTTGCCTTTTCCAGGGATGACCGCCTTTGGCCTGCTGGTCTGTCCCTGGTCGTAGAGCGCCGCCTTCCTCAGCACGCGGAGCATCCGCCTGTCGTAGGTTTGGGCGAGCTCGGCCTCGCTGAACCCTTCCTTGCGGCCGTAGGCGCGCATGAGGTTGAGGGTTTCGGTGAGGGCCTTTTCGTCGGGAATTTTGCTTTCCGCGACGAATTCTGTGAATTCCCGAATAGCGTAGTCCTTCGAACGCTTGTCGTATTCCGCCTGGGTTTCATGGGCGGCGCGTTGAAGCTCGCTGTCGATCCAATGGCGCTTCTGGTAGATTTCGCCGAAGGCCTTCTGTTTTTCGTGGGCGGCGCGCGGATCGGCGGCGAATTCCTTGTCCCAATCGGGCTCGGGCGGCGTCATCTGCGCGATCAGGGTGTCGAGATATTTCAGCTTCTGGCCGTAGACGTCGCGCGCCTGCCCGATCCCAGCCGCCTCCTGCTCGACCGCCTGGCGGGCGGCGGCGACCTCGTTCATCCGCCGGTGAAAGGTTTCCTGGCGGATGTAGCCCTTGACGCATTCGTCGAGGCTGACCGGCGTTTCCTGCCCGTCAACGGTGACCTCGAGCTTCTCGACCGGTTGGCCGTTGAGGGTCAGCGCCCACTTTTCGCCTTCGGCGTCCTCGCCGGATGGCCCTTTGGCGTCGGCCCCCTCGTCAGCCCCTTCGCCGTCTTGATCGTGTTGCTCGGGCTTGTCGTCGCCCCCGGCTTGCTCATCGCCTTCGCCGCCGTGTTGCACGTCGCCGGCGGCATTCCTGGCGCGCGGCCCGTCCTCATCCCCCTGCTCAGCCCGGCCATCGGCAATTCTCCTCTCGCGCTCTTGCAGACGGGGATCGTCGCCGGCGTCGCGCGTGTCGCCGGTTTTCTCGTCGCCCTCGAGCGGGCGCGGTTCGAACATCGGTTCGGGTTTGGCGTTGGTCGACTGGAAACGGCCGCCGGTGTCCCGAGGCTGAGCGGCCGCCGGGTTGATCGCCGACTGAAAGGCTGCGCTAGCTTGGTCTAGCCCCTCGGGCACGGTCCGACGCCATCCTGTAATCGTTCATGAGTACAGCGAGTTCGGCGGCAATCTGCATCAAACACTTTAGTCTGGCAACTAGCTCGAGCTTTTCATCGGCGGTTTGCGCGGCCATGAGCGCATGGACGAGGCGGTCCTGCATATCCTCGCGGACGGCGAGGAAGGCCGGATCGTTGAGGATCGCCTTGGCCCCGTCGCTGAGCGCGCGCATGTCGTCGAGGGTGCGCTTGGCGCGCGGCTTGGTGGTGCGGGTCAAATGATCCCCCGGATTTTGCGCCGAAGCGCGCCCTGGCCGAGGGTCCTCGAGCGGTAGCCGCCGATCAAGTGGAACGAGGTCGCGAAGGTGCGATAGGCGTCGGCGCCGTGGCTATAGGGCTCGGGCCCGTGCACCGGCTTGCCCATCTTCGATTTGCGGTAGCCGCGCAGCATGGCCAGGCCCTTGCGGCAGGCGACCGCGTCGAACCATGAGACGCCGAGGAGGCCGCGGGCGGCGGCGATCCCGTCCTCGGGGCTCGCCATCGGGGCGGTGAACACCGGCTCGTCGAGCTCGCCCTCGAGGAAGGCGCGCCGGCTTTGCCCGGTCTGCAATTCGCGCGCCTCGACGTCGTGGGGCAGGCAATGGCCCTTGAACTTGTAGCCGCCGGTCTTGGCCTTCAATCGCAGTAGATCGGTATAATAGCCGAGCTTCTTATTGTTGTCCTGAATGTAATCGATGAAGTGGACTTCGCGCCCGGCCACCTGATACAGCCAAATACAAGTATAGTCGTGAATGCCAAGGTCCCATGCGGTGATGACCGGCTGCGACAGGTCGACCGGGACTTTGGTGATCCGGCCCTGCGCCGCCAGCTGGTTGAGGATTTCGGCGTAATAGGCCCCCTCGACCGGCGCGTCGAACGAGCATTCCATTTCGCGCGCGTATTCCTCGGGCGTCATGTCCTGGGCGAGCTCGGCGGCCTCCTCCTTGGTCAAGGCGTCCTCGCCGGTTTCCGACAAGGGGATGATGTAGACGTCCCAACGCGGGTCTTCCTCGGCCTTGAGCCGAAGCTGGTTGAAATGGTCGTCGCCGTTGCTGGTCCCGCTGACGAGGGCGAAGCCGTGATAGTCGGCGAGGCAGGGGCGCACCACGGTCCCGAACACGGTCGGCTCGAGCAGCGGATATTCGTCGAGGGCGATCCCGTCGAAATACATCCCGCGCATCCGCTGGTAGGCGCCGGCGCCGCCATAGAGCTTGATCGACGCGCCGCCGGGCAGCACGGTCTTGAGCTCGCCCTCGAGATGGATCACGCCCGGCACGTTCTCGGTATATTGCTTGAGGTAGCCCCAAACGAGGTCTTTGGCCTGGTCGAAAGACGGGCCGACATATCCATACCGGGGAGGCGGCCATTTGCGGGGATTTCTCGAAGCCGCGCGCAACAGTTGGTTGGCGATCGCCACCGTCTTGCCGGCGCGGCGGTGGCAGCACATGAAAATCCACCGCTTGGTCGAGGCGTGCAGCTTCCTGAAATGCGGGCGCGGCCGGTAGGGGACCTCGATTTCCCGCTCAATGAACGAGACGGCGTCGCTCATCCTTGCCGCCTGGCGATCTTACTGTCCAGGCCAGTATAGAGCATCTGCCGTTCCCCTGAACACATCCCAAGCCAGTCGGAGCCTTTCTCTAAGTGAGTCGATGTTCTTCATCGGACGCGCAGGAACCCACATCGTTCCGAGCCCTTTGATTTCGACGCCGCACTGACATTCGCCTTTCTTGGCATAGTCAATGAGCGTGGGAAGTTCCCACGAACTTGGGGAATGGCTCACGGCTTCATGACCCCTCGGGCAGCTGAGCGTCGGCCTGGATTTGCGCCGCTTGCACGTCGGCGTCGGCCTGGTGGTGGCCGACCGCGGCGTCGACGTTGGCCTGGTGGTGGGCGACTTGGGCGTCCATGTGGGAGGCGAACATGTCGGCGGCCATCTGCCCGAGCCGCTCGACGTGGGAGACGTGCAGCTTCTCGGCCTCGAGTTGAATTTTCGCCTGGTCGTTGGCGGTTTTCTCGGCCAGTTGCCGATGGCGGAATTCGTCGTCGGCCTGTTGTTTGGCCTGGGCCAAATTCTGCTGGCCGATCGCGGTCGCGGTGTCGGCCTTGACCTTCTGAAACTGCGCCTGGGCGGCGAGCGTCATCGGGTCGGGCTCCTTCGGGGTCTGGGCGATCGCCTGCATGACCTGGGGGCTCGGCGTCTTGAAGTAGCGTCCGACGTTTTTGATGTTGGCGATGTCGAGCATGTCGGAAATCGTGTTGAGGTATTCCTGAATGCCGCAGACGGGGTTGGTGACCCCGAACTGCTGCATAATCATCTGCTGGTCCTGCTTGATCTGCGTGAGGGTCATCATGCGGACGGTGTCCGACCCCTTGCCGAGGGTCGAATTGACCTCGACCCCCATGGAGGCGTCGAAGGTGCCGGTGTCGACGTCGGTCCACTTGCCGTTGATGCGCAGGGTTCGGCGCTGGTTGGGGGCCTCGCAAACCTCGTTGTAGAGGCCGACGAACAGGTCCTTGAACCCGGTTTCGGCGAGCACGCGGGCGACGAGCTCGGTGCGCTCCTGGGCGCCGTTGATGATCGCCTCGACCCCGATATGGGTTGAGCTTTGCAGCGACTTGGGGTCGAGCCCTTTGGCGGCGTCGGAAAGCCCGGTGCGCCGCTGCAGCTGGTCGTTCATGAGCTCGAGCATCGGCAGCATTTGTTGGCCGAGGAACGGGACGGCGTTGAAGAACACCGCGTCCTGCGGATTGCCCCGGGTGCGGATCACGGCGCCGACGTCGTCGTTGAGCACGTCGTCGAGGTCGGTGTTGAGCTCGTTGACGACGGTCTTGGGATTGACGCTTTCGGCGGCGCTGTCGAGGGTGGCGCGCATCATGTTGGTTTTGATGCGCTGGATGTCCTTGGTGTAGTCGGCGAGCGAGTCGCCGACGATGGTGTGGCTGATCGGGTCGACGCTAAAGACGGTGAATTTGACCCGGTTGGCGGTTTCGTCGTGGACGATGTCGTAGACCTCGCCCATGGTGCAGATGTAGCGGAGCTCGGGATAGCCGTCGGCGTCGCCGTCGACCCTGATGTACCATTCGCCGTAGAGCACGCCGTCGCCGACCCGGGTCGAGTTGTAGCGGCCCGGGTTGCGCAGCTGGCTTTCCATGGTGAAATTTTGGATGTCCTGGCTCTGCAGATAATTGAGGCAGAACTCGCGTTCGTAGCCCATGGCGACGAGCTCATCGATCGCCACCACCCGTTCATGGCCGACGATGCGCGAGGTCGCGAACGATCGGGCGTAGCGGTCGAGGCGCATTTCCTCGGGCGGCACGCCGGCGATCTTGATGACCGGCTTGTCGACCTCGTATTCGATGACGACTTCGGGAAAGAGGCCGGTCTGAGGGTCGGGGCCCGAGTGGCGGATGATTTTGGCGGTCGGGTCGCCCTGGGAAATGAGGGCGATCTGTTGCGGGTTGAGGTTGATGAAGCGCTTTTGCCGCCTCTCCTTGGTGTCGTCGGTCCACCATTTGACGTAGCCGGTTCGGACCGTGAGCGCGTCCTTGAAGGCGCCGTAGAGGATCAGGAAGCCGGGGTTGTCCTGCCAGAAAACGTAATTGATGTAATTGGTCTGCTGCTGCGCGACGTCGACGTCGGCCTGGGTGCGCGGCACGAGCGCGACGACGTTTTCGCTTCCGGCGAACAGGCGGATGAGCGACGGCAGCATGAGCATGACGGCGTCGCGGACGTCGGTCGAGACGTAGCTCGATTTGTTGGCGGTTTGCTGGTCGTAGCCGAGGATTTGCTCGTAGGTGGCGTTGGGGTCTTGGATGATTTGGGTGTCGGTGTAGGGCGAGCCGTCGGGGTTTAAGGCCGGAAGGTAGCCGTAGTAATACTTTTGCAATTCGTCGCGGGCGCCGGCGAGGACCGAGGCCTCATAGTCGCGGCTGTCGCGAATGAGGGCTTGGATGTAGAACTCATAGGTTTCGGGGTTGGCCGGATCGTAGGCGTCGGTCGCGCCGCCTTCCTTGAATGTGGAAAAGAGCCGCTCGAGCATTGACTTTTCGCCCGCGAATGCCGTTCCCGTAGAGTTCAAATCAGGAACGGACGCCGAACAACCTTCATGCTGAGCATGAAGGTCAGGCGATTAGAGGCTCAAACCCCTACAAAATCAATTCCGGGCCGTCTTGCGGGCGTCGCGGGCGCGTGCAAGGTTTCGCGCGCCTTCTCGGAAAGGAGCTTTCCCATGGCCGAACCCTTTTACGCTGTGATTATCCCGTTGAGCGGCCGCCCCGATCAGGGCTTGCCGGGTCCGCAGCCGCAACCGCCGGGCTTTTGGGGCGGGGTCGCGCCGCCTTATCCCGACCAGGGCTTGCCTGGGCGGCCGCCCTATCCGAGCCAGGGGCCGGTGCGGCCTGGCCGTCCGATCGATCCCGGCTACGGTTGGGGCGGCGGCGAGCATCCGGGCAATCGGCCGCCTGGTTCGTGGCCTGACTATCCGAGCACCGGGCCGGTGCGGCCTGGCCGGCCGGTCGATCCCAATTGGGGGATTGAGGAAATTCTGCCCGAGGGTCCCCCGCCGGCGCCGGCGCATCCATGGGTTCCCCCGGCTGGCGAGGAGCTTCCGCCGCCGCCCGAGGCGATCGCCGATCAGGTGGTGCTCGCGGTCTGGCGGCCCGACGAGCAGGCGTGGAAGGTGGTGGTCGCCCAAGGGCCGCATCCGGCCCCGCACGGTTGATTGCCGCTTGACTCTCGTTGCGCAAGACGCAACCATGAGGGGCCGCGAAAGCGGCCCTTCTTACGTCTTGCGCTCGTCATCGGGTCGTGCGTTAATCAACCATCAAGCCATTCAAGGGGAATTCGCCATGCTCAAGACTTCCGCGCTAGCGGTCGCGCTTCTGATCGCCGCGCCGGTCGCGCCGGCGCATGCGACCCTGCAAATCGCCTTTAGCGACGGGCTCGGCCATATCGTCACCTGCGCCGACGGGGCCGCCTGCGATCTGGCGGGGCCGACCGGCTCGCTTCTGCTGCTCGACGCGGTGGTCGGCAACTTCCATGTCGAGGGCTCGTTCTCGACCTCGACCGCAGGCGCGCCGAACAATTTGGAAGTGTCGAACCTGACGATCGCCAATGACGGGCTTCTCGCCGGCGGGCTCGAAATGATCGTCAGCGACACCGGCTATATCGCGCCGGTGAGCCGGATCAACGAGAGCGCGTCGCTCACCTTCAATTCGGCGGTCGGCTCAGGGCCGTCGAGCCTGTCGTTTTTCGCCGATGTCGCGAACGGCCAGGGGGCGGGGGCCGGCTTGGTCATTCCGGGCGCGCTTCTGTTCACCAACAGCGGCGCGCCGACGATCGACCCGGACTCGTTTTCGGGCTCGGTGACGTCGCCGTTCCTGGCGGGCGGGCCGTTTTCGATGACCGAGGTCGCCAACCTCACGCTGCGCGGCGGGGCGACGATCACCGGGTTCAACGAGGCGATGCAGACGGCGGTTCCCGAGCCGTCGACCTGGGCGATGCTAGTCGCCGGATTTGCGCTCATTGGCGCGTTTGTCCGTCGCCGGCGGGGCGGCGATCGGCTGGCCTCGCTCTAAGGCCCGATCGATCCTTCGATTTGCTTGGGCTCGGGCTGGTTGTCGTCGAGCCATTTGAGCACGATCACGGCGGGGCGGCCGCCCCCGGCCTCGACGACATGCGCTTGCTGCGGCTGGCCGAAGCCGCGCCTTCGCCCCGCCTCGGTGCGCAGGAATTCCTTGGCGGCGTAGAACCTGACCAGATAGCTGTCCTCCTCCATGCCCTGACGGATGATGCCGATCGCCTTGTCGACGTTGCGCTCGGTGATTTCGTCCATGACCTCGCCGAGCTCTTTCATCGCCATGATCTTGCGCCTGAGCCAGGCCGAGCCGACGCCGAGGCGCTTGGCGGCTTCGGTGACGTTGCCGCGTTCGGCCTCGAGCGTTTCGGCGATCGTCTCAAGGCCGGGTTCGATCCCCGGGTCAAGCCCGGGGAGGGCGACGACTTCGCTCATAGGGGATCGATCCCGGCCTCGAGAGCGTCGTCGAGCCATCGCTTGATCGCCCGGCGGGACTTGAGGCCGCCGAGCGTGTCGCGCAAACGGCCGACGCCTTCGCCGCCGCCGTCAAAGCCGCGCGCATAAATCCATTGCGCGAGATAGTGACGGATCACGGCGATTTGCTCATCGTTGAGCGGCTCACCGTTGAGATAGGCCTCGACGGCGGGCCTGAGCGCGCCGCTCGTCTCGTTCTTCCAGTAGCCGGGCGCATCGCCGCGCCGCCTGATTTCGGGCTGGATCACCTGCTCGTCGGTCACCGGGATCAAATTCTCGACGGCTTCGATGAAGGCGGCGAGGATGCCGATGCGCAACTTGGCGGTCGCCTCCCGGTCGTTCAGGATGACGTGGCCGGCGACGTGCCGGGCGACGAGCTCGCATAGGGCCGCGCCCTGGATCACCGCGGGCTCGCCGACGAGGATCGGGTAGCATTGCTCGGCGAGTCTGAGCGCCTCCTCCATCGGATCGTAAGGCTGGCCGCTCATCCCCTCGGCCTCCCACGGGCTTTCGGCGGCCCCGGGGGCGCCCGCGGATCGATGCCGGAATTCGCCTTGAGAAACAGCGCGACCTCGGCCCGCCACGCCTCAAAGTCGTCGATCATCCCCTCAAGCTGCTCGAGCTTCGCCCAAATCGCGTTGACGTAGCCGCGCATCTGCAATTCGAACCCGGGCGAAACCGTGGTTTTCGCCGCGGCCGGCGTCGGGGCCGGCTGCTCGGTCCCCGGAAGCTCGTGGAGCCCATATTGCCGGTCGACGCTCATTAGTCGTCTCGCTTCATGGTCAGAACAGACAGATGCGCGGGTCGAACCCGCGTTTGAGGGCGTCGCGCGGCGGGCAAAGCAGCCGGCCGGCCTTCAACGCCTGCTTTTGCCACGAACACGACGCGGCGAATTCGCAGTCGACGTAACGGGCCTTGGCCGGGTCGGCGGTGTAGCGCTTCGGCCGGTTCGGCCCGACCACCGGGACCGGGCGCCCGCCCGCCGCCGCGTCGACCAGGCCTTGCACCCCCCCGGTCGAGCAGGCGATCGTCCACCACGGGCATTTGCCCTCGTCCTCGGGACACTCGGCCCCCTTGTCGCCGGTCCACGGGCTCCCCTTGGCGGCGATCAACGGGCACATGCTCGCCGGGCATTGCAACGCGCTCATGCCTTCCCCTCGCCGGTCCATTCCGCGACGTCAGCCTCGGCCAACGGCTCGCCCTCAATCCAGTCGCAGCCGCTTCCCCCGCATTCAGGGCAGCGCTCAACCATTTCCATCACCGCCCCCGTCGTCCGGTCGAACCCAATCTCGTGCAAAAGCACGCCGTCGCCGCCGCACCGCCCGCAGGCGACGATCACCCCGCCTTCCCCCGCGTTTTGAGCGCCACCGCGTGACCGACCCAAAACCGACGCGAAGCCGAGCGCCTGATCGGCGGTCAACGAAACCCACGCTACCGGCTTCGGCCCGAAATCGATCCGCAGCCGGTCGCCCGCCGTCGAAACCGCCACCATGAGCTCGCCCTCGTCGTCGGGCCCCACCTTGCCGTCAGGAAAGCGACCCGTCGCCCCGAGCTCGACGTCAGGATCGCTCACCCCGCCTTCCCCCCGTCATCCCCCTTCACCGCGTCCTCGCTGAACAGCGCCTTCACCGCCCACATCGCCCCCATCTCGTAAGCCGTAACCGCCAACGCCGCTCGCCGCTGCGCCTCCGGCCCAAAAGCCTCCGTCTCAGCCCGAACCAACGCAATCAACTCGTCAGTCTTGCCCTTGATCTTCGCCACCCGCCCATCATTGGTCGGATTGAACTCCGCAAACGTCGGACTCTGCCTCGCCTTCATCTTCGCCTCCGCTTCCAACGGCCCCCGCCGCATCAAAATCCACCCCGCCCCCCGACCGCACCCAGGACAAAAATACGCCCCAACATGCGCAACCCACGTCGCTACCGGAACCCCGCTCGGTTGCCAGTCATCCCACTCCCCCCCACACCCCGCGCACGCCAGCCAAATAACCTCCCA